CTAGGTATTTACCTAAGTACTTAGGCGTCAATTTCGGAGATCTTCCACCAACTTCCATCATGCCATATTAATGTTATAGTACCATTTTCACTATTTTCCGAAACATTAATTGCTGTTGGACTACCTTCAAAAGTCAAATTGACTACCAAATATCTATCAAAGAACTGAACTCCATCGAGTGAATATCTTCCTCTATTTTTCATTTTGATAATTTTTATTTTACCTTCAGCGGTTGCATCGGCTAAATTAGCATAAGCCAAACCAGCACTAGCATTAGTCCAATCTTGTGTTGTAATAAATGTCATCGGTGTACTAGGTGTAATAGTTGATGGAGTTTGTGTAGTACCTATAATTTGTTCGTTAATTTTAGATAATGCAACATTACCATTAAGTCTAACTTCTCCTTCGATTTCAACAAACCCTGTGCCGTTTGTAGCAAGTCTTAGATTTCCGTTTGATACATCAGACTCGATTGAATTACCTTCAATTCTAAGATCAGCAATTTGTCCACGACCAGCAACATCTAAAGTTTGTGTTACTGTAACATTTCCTGTAATGCTTGTATTTCCTGTTATATCAAGGTTATCAGCAATGCTTACATTGCCTGAATTATTTGTAATATCTCCAGTTACAACTACATCGTTAAATGCACTTAGTACAGGACTTGCAATATCGCCTGTGAATGAATTTGCTGTAATATTTCCTGTTGCATTTATTGTTCCTGTATTAATGACCACAAATGTACTTGCACCACTAGTTGCAGTAACGTTTCCATTTAAACTACCAAAATGTATACCTGTTGTATTACCTGCTACATTACCTGTAACGTTACCATTAACATTACCATTAAGTGTTCCTGTAACAGTTCCTGACAAGTTACCAACAAATGTGTTTGTTGCTGTTATTGTTGTACCTGTAATTGTTCCTGGTGTTGTATTACCAATTGTTCCGTTAAATGTTCCAACGTGATTACCATCTGCATTTCCTGATAATGGGCCTACAAAGTTTCCTTGGAAGGCTGTTGCTAAAATATATCCATCGCTATTTCTTAATCTAATGGTATTAGAAATAACATCACCTGTTAAAGTTCCGCCAGTCTTAGGTAAAAATCCTTTTCCTTCGATATATGTTGCATCAATTAAATTATTATAGTCTGTGAATATTACCCCATTGCCTGTTGCATTTATTTGAACTAATTTATTAGCATCCGCCTGTGCCGCGGCATATGAATTAGGAGTATCAGCCAAACCAACAAATGTGCCACTTCCGCCGGATCCTGCCGCACCTGTAACGTAACCGCCACTTACATATACACTAAATCCAACCGTTCCATTAATTGCTGTTGACAATGTATCATCGCTGTATAAATCAACTGTTGTTGAATCAATAACATCAACATAGTAACTATTACCATTAAGTTCTGTTGTTCCAACAACATCAGTTACTGTAATTTGTTGTGTATCTGTTAATCCGTGTGCTGTACCTGTTGTAATTCTTAATGGGTTAGATAATGTTACTCCACTAATTGCTGTAACTGTTGCACCGCCACCGCCAGTGCCCCATTCAAGAACTGATCCTGAAGTTGGAACTTTAAGTACCTGTCCTGCTTGTCCAATGCTTCTTGGAAATTGATAAGCACTATAAAAATCTATGTATCCTGTACCGTCTGCATCTAATTTTAAATTAGAATTTGATTGACCATATGAAGAAATAGTTCCTTCATTGATTAAAATTGCAGGATCACCCTTACCAAGTATAATTTGGTTGTTGCTTCTAAACACCGCCACCGGAGGACTTTGGACATCTACTCCGCCTACATTTCCTCCTGGCTCAGGTTGAATACCAATTTCGTTTATTGTTGAACTAACTCTACGTCCAGCAATAACACCTAGTGGACTACCTGGTCCTGTTCCTGTACCAATAGCAAATGTAAGACCTGCACCAAATCCATCTTGTATTGATGTTTTGCTGTGTGCTTCAATTGACACAAAAGGTTCAGGAGCATCGTTGGTAGATGTTTTTAATCTAAATGCAACAGTACCTTCTGATTCGTCTAATTGTACATAAAAAGGTCCATCAGCAATCGCTGTGTCTTCAACAGCAAATTCATTTCTTCTTAATTGGAATCTACCACCGCCAACAAAATCATAATTGTTTGTGTTAAAGTTTGCACCTAACCCACCTATGATATTACCTGTAATATCACCTGTTACATCTCCAGTTAGATTACCTACAATGGTTCCACCACTAACTGTTAATCCGTTTGAAAATGTTGTTAGTCCTGATATCCTTAATTGATTAGTAACATCTAAGTTTGCAATGCTACTTGGATTAAGTGTATCTGTTCCTGTAACTTGAAGTCTTGTAATTGCAGTAATGTTACCCGGACCAATGATATCTGAATTATCCATTGCTAGGTTACCACCAAGTTGTGGTGAACCATCATTACTTAGAGCAAAGTTACCATTAATTCTTACGTTACTTCCAGCAATTTCTGTGGTAATATTATCTCCGCCAATAATTGCAAATGTAGAATTTGATGTAGTTGCAGTAATTGTTCCAACACCGTCTGTTTGAACATTTCTAAATGCCGCATCAGCAGGTCTATTATTGTCAATTACTATTACATCATTGACAACTGAGACCGATAAGCGATTTGGGTCAGCGGATCGTATTTTTCTAAATTGTAAATTTAATCCGTTTTTTCCAGCAAAGATTTCTTCACCAGTACTACCAACGTTAACGCCGTCATTGGTTTCACCACCTAGTGCCTCTAACTCAGTAAATTTTTGATTTACTTTTGTAAAGGCTGTACGTAGGTCATCACCTGTGCCGTCGTTTACGTTTTGTCCTATGTTTATTACGTCTGCCATATCAGTTCCCTACACTTATTTACTGTCTACCGACAACTACTTCGATAACACCAACTTCTTTTGAATCATAATCCATTAGTGATTTACCGATAATAGTTCCTAGTTTAGGTGATGAACTAGCCGCTGTTGCAACACCATCTATATCACTTGCGACTAACATATCTCCTTTGCTAATTTTACCAATAACCTTACAAGGAACCCTTCCCTGTAATGCTAAACTTACAACATGATTGTCAATCAATCCAGAATTCATTAAGTATGCAGGATCTGTTGAAACTATTCCTGCTACCTTGTTCGTTGCTTTTCCGGTTGATATTGTAACTTCTTTTTGTCCACCGAACATTAATACAGTGCCTGGTTCATAGTTGTCATCTGCTCTATAATTTTCCGCCAAGTCAGCAAATCTTGCCGCTGTTGCTGTACCTTGGAAAGTAACTGCATGAATTGTTGCAAATCTATTTGCATCATTGTTACTCCATGAAGCAGTACCACCACTTACATATGAAGTAAACACCGTACTATCAACTCCATTAGTTAAACCAAAATTGGTATAAAGTTCAAAAGTTGTTGCTGATAAACTTTTTAGGTAATATGTGTTACCATTAAGTTCAGTCATTCCATCAACATTGTTTATTGTAATTTGTGTTCCATCTGTTGCACCGTGAGCCGTTCCTGTTGTAATCACACAAGGATTAGCCTGAGTTGCACCAGTTACTGACAATATGTTAAATGTTTCTGAATGACCAATATCATATGTGTTATCTGAGCGAACGTTTGTGAACACTCCTGATCCTGTTATTCCACTAGATGGTAATAGTGATCTTACTCCTAGTGTTCCACTTAATACAGAACCTTCAGAAATACCTGCCTTACGTACATAAGTTCCGTCTAGCGGATCTCCAACTGCAACAGAAGGAGCAACACTAATTGAAATATTTTCACTTCCGTCAAATGTAGCACTACCAACCATACCACCCGAAATTGATATTGTTCTAGGTGTTTCTAATCTTCTTGCTTTACCAATGAATACTGAATTTTCATAAGTTGTTGTTGTTCCTAAATTTGCCGTAGGTGTTAGTGCTGGTAATCCTGTTACTACTCCGTCACTTATTTTTAATACAACAGTATCGTTAGCACCTTTAAATGTTAAATCAGTTAATGTGTTTGCTTCTTTAATATTAGTAGCAATAAATGTTTTACTGTAGACATCATTATATCTTGCAGTTGAACTTCCTATGTCACCAACTTCATTAGTTGCTGGTCTAAGACCTGCACCAGATTGTGCTGGAACACCACCATTGGTAACCAATGTACCCGTTAGTGTACCACCACTTACAGTAATACCACCATTTGATTGTAATACGTTTTCAGTTAGGTAAGATTCAACACTGGCATCAAAACTAATGATAGTTCTAACCTGTGCAGGTGTTAATGCCTGAACAGCGTTATTACTAACATCTGGGTTACCTAAAATACTGTTACCAGTTACAAAAGAAAGTTTGCTAATTGGAGTACCCAACGATTGATTTAATGATGTTGGTGTGGCCAACTCAACCCAACCGTTTGTAATATTAAATTGTGTATTATGGAAACTTGCTAAACCTAAATCAGACTGTGTAATACCTGTAGCGTTTGCTCTTGTAGTTGCGGCATTCATTGCCAACTTGCTTTGGGCAATCTGAGCATTTGTGCTTACATCAGCATTTTTAACAGAACCTGTTGCAAATTGCACATTAATAGAATTACCATTTCTAGTTATTCTAATATCTGAACCTGTACCACTTGGTTCACCAAATGTTGGACTAGCAGGTGTTGTATCAGTTGTTGTATCAAGTGCAGCATTTACAATACCATTAATTGGATTACCAAAACCATCTGTTGTGTTTACACCATTAAACATTACCAAGTCGGTATTGTTTGGATTTCCTGTAATAGTAACTCCCTGGAGTTCACCAAAAATATTTCTTACATCAACATAATCTTTATTAACAGCATCTGTACCGTCTTCTGGTTCACGTAGAGATTTAATTCTATTACCATTCATGTCAATAGCACCTGTATCGAGTGTGCTATCGTTTAACATTGTAAATCCTTTAACATCAGTTCTTATTGAACCAGTAAAGTCTCCGCGGAATACATTGTCAGTATAGTTTTTGTTTACACCATCTGTTAGGTTAGTACCGTTTTGAATATTTGAAATAATATTGTTTCCAAGGTTCAGTGTACCTTGCATTTTGTTCCAAGGTTTATCAACTGAATCCCAACCATCTCTTGCTAATAATCCACCTTGTGTTGTAGATTTTTGAGCACCGTTTGATGTAATGTCAGTAATTGAAGTACCGTCTTCGTGTCTACCAACAATAGTAGAATTTAAGTAAGTTACAACACTAGCCTCTGTTGGCACAGCATCATCTGACTTACCTTGCATTTTGTCATCTGTTGAAAACTCATCAACAACAGTACCTTTTGTAAATCCTAATCCGTCAACGTTTGTAAGTGAAATGTTTGCATTAAGTTCAACAGAACCATCACCTTGGTTAACACGGAAGAATCTACCAACTCTAAAGTTACCATCTTGGTCAGTACTTGCATAAAAAACTCTACCAGCACCTAACTCAACTGCCTCACTGGCTTGATCAGATGAAAAGTCTGGACGTCCTGCCGGTGCACCAAACACGTTGTTTGGATAGTTAGAGTTTACATAGTTGCCCCAACCAATGTTTAAGAAGTCATGACCGGTTGCTCTTAGTGTTGAAATCTGTGTTGTTACCTTAACAGTTTCGTTGGCTGTTCTATCAGGTGGAATAATCAAGTCAAATAATAATTCTTGGAAGTCAACATCACCACCTGGTTCTTTTGCTGTTCTTCTATCAATACCTAAAATACGATAAACTTCTTGATTTCCAGTTGCATATTGCATTGCAGAACTTGGAAGAACCCTAGGAGTATCTATTAAGTTTTTAAGTTTTAGTTTTTTACCAATTGTAAGTTTAATTCTAGCACCATCAGGTACATCAGTACCTATACCAATTGAAAGTGCTTGACCTAAGTTTAATTTACAACGGCCGCCGCCAAATACTTGACCTCCTGATCCACTATAACTTGGATTTCCTTTAGATGTTGTATCTAAACCATTTGTTAAGTTAGCATCGGTGTATACTTCAAATGTTTTTGCTCCAACAACCTTACAGTAATAAACACCATCTGTATTAACCATGCCATTACCATCTAGACCAAATAATCTAATTACTGATCCATCACGATAGTAGTGATCGTCTTGTGTTGTAACAACAGCCGTGCTTGAAATAGAAACAGCGGTAATAATTTCAATGTTTTCTTCTACCTCATCAATTTCATAAACTGTTCCGTCGTTGTTTGAACTGAAAGGTGTTAAAATAAATCTAGAATTAGCAAATGGTAGATAATCAAAGTTTCTAATATTTAAAAATACTTGACCCGTTAATGCTTCACTACCGTCTGGGTTATGAACAGTAACTTCTGTTGTTCCATCAAGATCAGGAGAACCTGTTTGGTAAGCATTTAATTGTTCGTAGAATACCTGTCCGCTTTGTACGTTTTCGTTTGGATTAGATCCTTCAGCCTGAAGTGCAACACGACCATAAGCATTAGATCCGTTTAGTGATCTAATTTGTCCACCATTTCTTGCCCAGTAGGCAATGTCACAATAGTATGTAAACACAGAAACAGTTTCAACTAGTCCAGCATTGGTTGCCACAAGTCCATAACCGTCACTGTTAACCTGGGTATAGTCATTTGATGTCATTGACTTGTTACCAGCAGTTTCAATTCTTATTTGTTCACCTTGTGGAATATTGCCAGTTGGTAATGCTCTAGCATCTGTTACAATTTGTGTATCGTTTGCAAGTGTTAGTGTTGATTTAAATGTACCGTTGCCTGAGCCATCATCAACTGCCGCTGTTGCACCAATAATTCTATATGTTTTCTTTTCACTTGCACCCGAACCTTGATACAAGAATGTTGTTGGAATTTGAACATTTCGTGTTAATCCTGTAAGTGTTATTGATGTTCCTGTTGCAGGATTGTCGACTACTACACCGTATTGTACACCTGCGTTACCATCAACTAATTGACCACCACCGCCTTGTCCAGCAAATACCGAAGCAACCTGAACATATGGAGATTTGGTTAAGATTTGTCCTTCTGGATCTAGCACCATATGGAAACCTTGACATCTTCTGTATGTAGCGTTTCTTAAAATAGTTGCGTTGTTAACCAAGAACATATCACAGTGTTGGTTCAATAATTTTAATTCAATAACCGTGTTGTTCGGAATATCATTTTGTAGTGTCGTAGAAAATGCTAGGTTAGGATCGGTGAATAACTCAACGTCTGCTCTAGTAAAATCTCCAACACCGGCTGGGTCGAATGAAAAGTTTTTAATGTAATATCTTACACCCTGCCATTCAAAATATTGACCAAATTTAGGATAGTAAACAAGATTTTTTAGTCTAACACTAGCATTACCTACGGTGTTAATGCCAACGCTGGTATCTGCTTGTGAATATTGTGAATCGTAGTGATTTCTAAATCTAGCCGCTTGAGGTGTACCAGTACCGTCATATCTTCTAACATCTCCTCTTTCAAATTTTAAATTTAAAGATCTTGAAGGAGGTCTTACACCAAGAATAGGTTGAATAACAACTCTACGCTGTTCGTCACCTTTAAGTGAAGTATTCTCTGGTACCACAATAGGAAGCAATTCTTCATACACACCTGATTCAACAAAAATTGTAATTTCAGGAGCAGGAATATT